GGGGGATCGTCCGGTGTCCAAGCGCCGTGCCCTGACTTCAGAGGAGTACAACGCGCTCTACGTCGCGTTGCAGTGGCCCGAAGATCGCGCTGCTGCTGCGCGGACGATGACCCCGGTAAACATGGGTAGCCTGCTGCCCAATCACAACGGCATCTAAAGGAGAGAAAAATGGAACTGAAAATTGGTGTGACCTTTTATGACGACCACGGGGACCGGGAACTGCCAACCCCCGAGGAGGTGCGCCGCACCCGTCGCACAGTGACCATCCGGGCGGACGACCCTGCCCTGCCCGAGTTGATCGACGACGCACTGTTCTACGCGCACGGCAATGTGGACAGCGACTACCGCTGGCTTGTCCAAGCGGCTCGCACCCTGCTGCTCTCTCTGGAGCGCCAAGGCGTAACAGTCCCGAACTGGGACAAGTACCGCTAAATTAAGGAGAGAAAAATAATGGGAACTAAAACGGTTTATGAATGGGCGCTGGAAACTGTGACGGCGGACGACGATGAGGACATTCTTAACATCCACCACTCGACGGCGCTGAAGCACTACAGCGCACAGGATCTCCACCGTGCCATGACCGGGGAGAGGTTTGGCGACGAGGGCCTCGACCCTGAGCGAGAGACTCAGTTTTTCCTGCGTCTCGCCCTGACTAAAAAGGTCTACGAAGGCCCGGACGAGTACGACGACTTGCTGTGGATGGACTACGCCTACGTCAATAGCGACGGCGAGTTCGACGAGTACGACGACGCTGGGGGACTGCCCCCGGCGAAGTACCGAAAAGAGTTGCTCGCTACTGTCGGGCAGATAAACTAAGGCCCAGGAACAAGGGCGGGCAATAAGCGAAAAAAGATTTAAGAAAGCGTTGACAGCTTATTATCCGCCCCTATAATCGACCCCATACCGAACGCAACACAGGAGACAGAGAATGAAAGACATGAAAGACATGGGCGACCTGATGGATGAGTACGAGGCCGAGCGAGAGGCCCGAGCCAAGGTGGAAATGGCGGCGGAGAAGGCGGCATGGGACGCCCTCCCGCAGGCGGAGAAGGACCGCATCAACGCGCAGCGCGCAGCCAAGTTCGCTGCGCTGATGGACTTCGACCCGGAGGAAGAGGAAGAGGAAGAGGAAGAGGAAGAGGAAGAGGAAGAGGAAGAGGAAGAGGAAGAGGAAGAGGAAGAGGAAGAGGAAGAGGAAGAGGAAGAGGAAGA